TTTAAAAGAGTTTAATGGCAAGGCAAGAACTTGTGTCACATCACCACCTTATTATGGATTGCGTGACTACGGTGGAGAAGAGTCACAGATAGGACAGGAACAATCACCAGAAGAATACATACAAAATTTAGTAGAAGTATTCAGATCAGTTCGTGATGTCTTAACTGATGATGGCACATTATGGGTAAACATAGGTGATAGTTATTACAACTATAGACCTGGTAAAGGACAAGCATTACCAAAACAAACTGTAAGTAAAACAAAACAAGATCTACCTGACAAGTGTGCTAAGAGAGGAAACAAATTAGAAGGTCTCAAAGAGAAGGACTTGATAGGTATACCATGGATGTTAGCATTTGCATTACGTGCAGATGGATGGTATCTACGTCAGGATATTATATGGCATAAACCTAATCCTATGCCTGAGTCAGTTAAAGATAGGTGTACTAAATCACACGAATATATTTTTCTACTTTCTAAAAATCGTAAATACTATTATAACAATGAAGCAATTAAAGAACCCGTCAAGCAAGACTGGGGCACTAGAGACAGGACTAAAGGTAAGTACCATAATCCTGGTACTGGGTTGGTTCCTCATAGTGGGTTATCCAAGTCTTATGACAGGAAAAATAAGCGAGATGTTTGGACTGTAACAAACAAACCATATAAGGGAGCACACTTTGCTGTGTATCCACCTGACTTAATTGAACCTTGTATCAAGGCAGGGAGTGAAGAGGGAGACATAGTTCTAGATCCATTCATGGGATCAGGAACAACAGCAGTTGTGTCCAAATCATTAAATAGACATTATATTGGTTGCGAACTACATGAAGACTATGGTAGACTAATACAGAAGAGACTAAGTGAGAAATCATTTGCGAGGTTAAAACTAGAATGACAGAACGAATAGAAGAATCAATTCTAAGGAACCTCATTTACAATGAAACTTATTATAGAAAAGTTGTTCCTTTTATAAAAGCAGATTATTTCCAAGAGTACCATGAAAAAATTGTATTTGAAGAGATTGCAGACTTCGCTGCTAAGTACGATAAAGTACCTACTAAAGAAGTTCTCACAATTAATCTCCAGAACCGAGGAGATCTTACAGAAGAAACATTCAAAGATTCAGTACAGGGAATAAATTCTCTTTCTGATGATTGGGTTGATTACGACTGGTTGTTAGATGCCACAGAAAAATGGTGTCAAGACCGTGCTATATACTTAGCACTCATGCAGTCTATTAAGATTGCTGATGGCGGAGAAACTAAGTTTACCAAGGGTGCTATACCTAGCATCTTACAGGATGCTCTTGCTGTCTCCTTCGACGAACATATAGGACATGACTACATTGAACAATCATCAGACAGATATGAATTTTATCACAGGAAAGAAGAAAAAATTCCCTTTGATTTGGAAAAGTTTAACTTTATTACGAAAGGTGGTCTCCCTAACAAGACTCTCAACATCGCTCTTGCTGGTACAGGTGTCGGGAAGAGTTTATTCATGTGCCACATGGCTGGTTCCGCCCTCACTCAGGGCTACAACGTTCTCTACATTACATGTGAAATGGCAGAGGAGAAGATTGCTGAACGAATTGACGCAAATCTTCTAAACGTAAACGTCAAGGACATCATGGAACTTCCTGAGGTTTTATTTAATTCAAAAGTAAATGAGATCTCTAGAAAAACACAAGGTAAACTGATCATTAAAGAGTACCCTACTGCATCTGCACATGCAGGACATTTTAAGGCACTCTTAAGTGATCTTAAACTGAAGAAAGATTTTGCACCTGATCTTATCTTTATAGACTATCTAAACATTTGTGCATCTGTTAGATATAAAGGTGCTGTTGTTAACTCGTATACTTATGTTAAAGCGATTGCTGAAGAGCTTCGGGGTCTTGCTGTGGAAAGTAATGTACCTATTATCTCTGCCACTCAAACTACTCGTAGTGGGTTTGGTAACTCTGATCCCGATCTCACTGACACTTCTGAGTCTTTTGGTCTCCCTGCCACTGCTGATTTTATGTTTGCCCTTATATCTACTGAGGAGCTCGAGCAACAGGGTCGCATCTTGGTCAAACAACTTAAGAACAGATACAACGACCCGACTGCCTCAAGAAAATTTATTCTGGGAATTGACAGAGCGAAAATGAGGTTGTATGATGTAGCAGAAGATTCATCTGCCATCAATATAGAAGATGAAAAGGTAGGAGAAACCTTACAACAATTCTCACAAACACAAAACCGATTATCTAAATTTGCAGAATGGAACGTATAAAGCATGTGGACTTTGATAGGTACACTCATTTCGTGGATGCTGTCACAAGCACTCCTAGTAAGGATTTTAAATCTCTTGTTGATCGCTTGGGTGAACTTGACAGAGAAGGTGCCAATATTGAACGCCTTACCACTGCTGGTGTTGGGATTAATGCTGAAGGTGGAGAGTTCCTTGAGATCATTAAGAAGATGGTATTCCAAGGTAAACCATGGAACGAAGACAACAGAGAACATCTGATCATTGAACTTGGTGACATCATGTGGTACGTAGCACAAGCATGCATGGCACTCGAAGTATCGTTTGATGATGTGATTGCTACCAATGTTAAGAAACTAGAGAAGCGTTATCCTGAGGGATCTTTTGACGTTTACTTTTCTGAGAATAGGAAGAAAGGAGATAGGTAAGTGGCATTCGACATCCTACCATCTACATTTGAAGAAGCTGGAAAAGCAGTAAAATTTATGAATGAAGCATCTGCTAAAGAAGCATTGCGTTTGTACAGATATTTGCTTCAAAATTATGGAGATGTCGTACAAAATCCTTTAGCATTTGATTCTAGTAAGAAGAATGAATGTAAGATTATAAGGTTGTTAGAAGGTGGATTTACTATAAAACAACTTACAAAAGAATTAAGTCTCACAAAATTGAGACCAGATTTTGGTGATGGTAGTAGAGGAAAAAAAGGAAAGAATAATCAAGGAAGTTTATTTGAGAGAGACATGGAAGTCGCTCTTAACAAATGGATTGATACAAATACTATACAAAACAATAAATACAAAAGTTTTCTCGAAGACATAATAAAATATTATAAGTTAGAAAAATGTCAAAAAATTATTGTAGTTCCTGAGGGTAAATCAAATAAAAAAAGACCAATGAAATTAGTAAGTGAACATTGGGAAGTGGGAACTGCATCATATACTAATGGATATGACATAGGTTCTACTGTTACTGATATAACATTAGATACTGAATGTGATAATGTAAAACGTAAAATATATCTTTCACTTAAAACTAGTGGTACAACCAACCTATCTAATCTTGGATTAAAAACTAATGTATTTCCCGTAGAAGAAGTTAAGGCAGGAAAAATAGAAAAGAAAGAAGGACAAGCATTAATAAGAACTTTTGGTTTGAATGAACAATTTTTATGTGCTACTTTTAATGAATATCAAAATGGAAATAGAAAATATCATCAAGTAGATACTAGACCAGTGTATAATCATCAATTAATAAAGGAACTTATAATGGGATCTCTAGGATATGGTTATCACTATGTGCATTTACAGAGAGGAACAAAAATTAAACATCTAGAAATAGATAAGAATTTTTTAGAAAGAGCATCCACTCCAAGAGATGTAAAAATAAGTTACGGTGGTGACACAGGAGGGAAAAAACGTGTTAATATACATATGGTGACTCCTGTATTTAACATGGTTTTTAACATCAGAAACACAACTGATAAAGGAACTACAGCAGATCCACTTCGTGTGTATCCTGACAAGTTACAGACAAAATATACAATCATAGGTGAGACTGTTGCAACAGGACATAAAGGAGATTCTACAGAAATAGCAGACGATAGTTAATGGCAAACGTAACTCAACTAAAACACCTTGAACATTTGGAAGATGAAATGCTCAACTATGGAGTTGATGGTTGTATAGCGTCTGTTAATTTTCTCAAAGAACTGAGAAAGATGCTTGGATGTGATAACAGTACAGGTTTTATGCAAACTAAATGGGATGGTGCACCATCAGTTGTATGTGGTACTGATCCTAATAGTGGTATGTTTTTTGTTGGAACTAAATCTGTTTTTGCAAAAAATTCTAAGGCATGTTACGATGACGTTGATGTAGATTTATATTATGAAGGAGATCTTGCAGAAAAATTAAAATATTCTTTGAAGTATTTTTCTACTTTAGGTATACAAGGTATAGTTCAAGGAGATTTACTGTTTACTACTGATGTAAAAAGAGAAACAGTTAGTGGAGAGAAATTATATACATTTACACCAAACACTATAACGTATGGTATACCTGTAGATCATCCTATAGGTGTAGCAACAGGTAAAGCAAAGATAGGTGTAGTTTTTCATACACATTATAGAGGTACTGATTTTCAAACTATGCAAGCAGTTGCTGGTGCAAAGGTAAAAGGATCTATTGATGTGTTATCTGTTGATAATGACACTCCAATGGATAGAGTTGGTTTGAATCATTCAGAAGAATTGTTGTTTGATAAGTATGTTGCTAACATAGAAAAAATGTGTGCTGAATCTGGAGACTTTTTAGATGAATTAACCACTCTTTCTGGTACTGCAGGAGATGCTAAATGGCATGTATCTTCATATCTCAAACAGTTTTTCAATAGTCAAATCAAAAATCAAAAGACTATATCAAATACAACAAAAGCACTCGAAGACTTGACTAATTTTTATCATAGTAAGGTAAAACCTCTTGCTGATAAGATAAAAACACCAAAGACACAGGTTGCTAAGAAGAAATTAATATATGATAGTGAAAACTATCTAATCAATAACGCTACAAAGTTCAAATCAATGCTAGGTTTGTACAAAGAGATACAAGAAATCAAGAAATTTGTCATTGATAAACTAGATAAACTAGAAACTTTTAAAACATTTGTACAAACAGACACAGGATATAAAGTCACAGGTCCTGAAGGTTATGTTCTACATAAGAATGGAGACATGATTAAGTTTGTTAATCGTCTTGAGTTCTCATACAATAACTTTACTGTTGCAAAGAAATGGCGTTAGTAACAAAACGATGCTATATGACATTTGGTAGGTTTCAACCACCAACTACAGGACACGAAGCAAACTTTAATAGTGTAAAACGTGCTGCTGGTACAGATGATTATAGAATTTACATTTCTCAGACAGTAGATACCAAAGGAAACAACCCTTTGCTGCCAGATAGAAAATTATTTTACATGAAAAAAATGTTTCCTATACACAAATCTAACATATACAGCGGACCTAGAGATCCAGTAGCAGTTTTGCAAGATATTATGATGGCAGGATATGATGAGTGTATATTTCTTGTAGGATCTGATAGAGTTAACGCTATGCAGTGGATTCATAAATATAATGGAGACGAGTATTCTTTCCGAAAGTTAGACATCGTATCTTCTGGTAGTAGAGACGCAGATGGTGACACATTTGCAGTATCTGGTACTAAAATGAGAAGAGCAGCGTTTGCTGGAGATTTTAAAACATTCAGATCTGGTATACCTACCAGTCTAAAAGAAGATGATTGTC